TTGACAAGATTGAAAAGCTATAGGAGGTAATTATGGCTAAAAAGAAAACACCTCTGGAAAAAATCAGGAAAGAACTTGATAAACTGGAGAAGTTACACGAAAAGGAAAATACCGTCGTTGAAAAGATCAACGAGATCATTGAAGAAGCGGAAGGGGACGATGAGGACTACGACTTCGACAAGTGGGAAGGAACGGATTCTGACTAACCAGGAGCTGCAATACGACATCTATCAGCCTTTTGGTCCGAGCATACTGAAGACCAAGATGCCGCAGGGATTTGTTAATCTCATGAACGCGGAGGCTGATAGGATCCTTTATGATGACAAGCTGAGTAAGGAACATGACTGGAGTCACAATCTTGCGGGCAATGTCAAAAAGGAAATTGCCATTGACCACAACAAGATTCCAAATCTTGCGGAGTTTCTTGTCACAATGTCAAAGACATACTACAAGCACACGATTGACAAGGAACCGGCTGACGGCAGCAAGGTTGCGTTTCGCGTGTGGGTCGTCTCACAGGTGGCGGGTGACTTCAATCCCATGCACATTCATGACGCCAACCTGTCCGGCGTTGCGTTTCTTAAGATGCCGGCAGGATTTGAAGCGGAATACAAGAAAGAGGACCACCATCCAACGGCCGGATGCCTGGAGTTTCTGGGGTCCATTCCAAACCATTTTGCAAGACACAGCTATCTTGTAAAACCGGAAGTTGGGGATTTTTATTTGTTTCCTTCATGGCTTACACACCAGGTGTATCCATTTAGGTCAAAGGGTGAGCGGAGGTCGCTTGCCTTTAATGTACACTTTACACTGGACAGTCCAGTGAAGGGTGTTAATGTTTAGGAGAATCAGAAATGAGAATTCATAAAACTACAGACTATGACAAATTTACCCTGTTGTTAGGCAACAGGAATGTCGAACCAGCAGACTTGAAGAAGATGGTACTGTCCATGAAAGAAGTTGTGGATTTACCCATACCCATTCTTGTCAAGAGGGACAAGGACGGCAATCTTGTCGTTATTGACGGGCAGCACCGTCTGGCCGCAGCGAAGGAATTAGGCAAGCCCGTATTCTACGTCGTACTTGATAGGGATATTGGACTGAAGGAGGTACGCTGCATCAACCAGGCGCAGCGTGGATGGAAACTTTACCAGTATCTTGCGTCCTTCATTGCAGAGGAAATAAGGGCCAACAACACTAGGGGTCCCTACCACGTATTTCAGTGGTTCAAGAACAAGTATGACCTACCCTACACGGTTTGCTTTGACCTGCTGTCAAAGAAGCCCATGTACACACGCAGCACTACTAGGGCATTTAAAGACGGTAAATTCACCGTTAAAAACTTAACACAGGCCATTAGGGAAGCTGATTTCATTACCAGTCTTAAAAATTACACTGACCTCTACAAGGTTAGAAAATTTGTCATGGCCTTGGTGATTGCCATGCGTGATACCAGGTTTGATGTTGACAGATTCATGAATCAGCTGAAAAAACCGTCGTGCAGGCAGATGATGACTGAACGTCCCACCACTGAGCTGTACATGGATCTTATTAATGAGATCAACAACTACCGCATACGTGATGAAGACAAGGTCTTCTTTCACATATACAAAAAGACTAATGGCGCTTACATAAAATGAAAGAGCTGATAGAGGCGGCGTCAAGGATGAACAAGATCCTGAATGACTGTGAGCGTGAGGGTGACACCTTTGACCAGACGCTGAACAAGGTAACAGCCGTGAAAGTCCACGGCGTTACCTTTCCAACGCTCATGCTCATGGAAATCATCGACGAATTCGCCAAGGGACACGCCGATCGACAGAAAATAAGATTTGACATTCACAGCACGGATGAAGCCGAGATGCAGAAGAAGTACGCCGAGGCGTCAGCCAAGTGGAACGAGAAGCTGAACTGATGGAAAGGAAAATAAAGATTGGCTATCAGGACGTAAGGATCGAGCGTGATACGTCCACGTTCCAGAAGCAATCCGATTGCTACGGCGAGTATGAGCACCGCAAGAACCAGATAACCATACAAAATGGGTTATCACCGCTTGATGAGGCGAACACGCTGCTGCACGAAATACTGCACGGCATAGCCTATATCAATTCACTCACGCAGGGTGGGCAGCCACTGGACAGCGAGAACAAGGAGGAAGTGGTGATCAATACGATCACCAATGGCCTTGCCCAGGTGTTCAGGGACAACAAGTGGCTGCTGCCATATTTCAAGGAGAAATTCAAGTAATGACAACGTACGAGATTAACCTGTGGCAGGACAAGAAGGTCATCGAGAAGGTGGTCAAGCAGTTTGAGAAGGATGAGGACGTGCTTGAATTCATAAAGGAACATTTTGACAAGGAGGAGGAACTTCCACGCCTGGACCAGGAAAAGGGGTATCTGAGGCCAAAGAAAAGCGGCATAATAATCACGTGGTCAAGGATATCCACGTACGTTCGCAAGAACGCGCCAAAGCGGCTGGAACTGGACGAGAGCGAAAAGCAGCTCAAGGACACCCTTGAAAAATCAATCACCAGTGAGGTCATAAATGAGTGGGGCAACTCTGAGATGCACAGGCATGTAAGAAAGAACTACGGACCCAATCCGGATGCCAAGGGATACAATGAGTTTCCGGGGAGGCGTGACAATACGTATGACAGGAAATAAGAAAGGACTTACACCGCGTCAACTGGAGGTGTACAATCTCATCAAGGACTACATTGAGGCGAATGAATTCGCCCCGTCGTATGAGGAGATAAAACAGCTTATGGGCTCGCGGTCCAAGGCCCATGTGCACGCATTCGTGCACCAACTGATCAACAGGGGATGGATAGGAAGGGGAAATGGCAGGAATCGGTCAATTTTTATTTTGTAATGTGGCGTCTATAGTGATATATTTGCTCAAATGTTTTTTTTATTTTCGTACCGGGATCAAAACTGGTGCCACAGTGACACATTTGATGATTAATTCTTATATATCAACGCTTTATTATGTGGCACCTATGTGTCACTACTCTAGACGACGCAAGGCACTTTTTTGTTTTTTAGAAAATAAAATGAGTAAAAATATAACTATACCAGGGGTTTACGGATGGTAGACAGAAGAATAAGTGGTGCCACAAGTGGTGCCACAAATATGGCAAAAAAGTATCCAATCAGAGCTGATGGATTGACTGACAAGCAGCAGATATTTGTCAAGATATTCACTGAGAATGAGGGTAGGTTGACACCAACTGAATGTGCAAGACAGGCTGGATATTCAGAGGGATCAGCTAATGTGACTTCCTCTCAACTATTAAATGGTAAAAGATACCCAAAGGTTGTAGAAGCTATTATCAAGCGAAGAGCTGAGATTGAAAAGACACACGAGGTTAAATTAAACAAGCATGTACAGGAGTTGGCTAGGTTGCGTGAGAAATCACTACAAGAAAAGTCTTATAGTGCTGCTGTTAACGCTGAGCGGTTGCGAGGGCAGGCCGCAGGATTGTACATTGACCGCAAAGAAATCAGGACAGGAAGTATTGATTCTATGTCCCGTGAAGACGTTTTGAAACAACTAAAGGAGTTAGGATTAACAGGTGAATTTAAAAAAGAAGGAAATAAAACTGTCCTTTCGGTCGAAGAGGAATCCGATAGCGAAGGACCTAAAGACATCACCGAAGTACAAACAGAGGATAGTAAAAGACAAGACAAAGTATGACCGTAAAGCCGGAAACAACTTTTTGGAAGAGTGTAAAGACGTTATTAGACGATGGTAATTATATTGTTTCACGCCTTGAAAGTTATGTTACTCCAGGATTCCCGGATTGTTTGATTTATCACAGGGACACAGGATTTTTTACAATTGAGTTGAAGATAGCTCAACATAATAATCGAATAGCATTATCACCCTTTCAAATCGCCTGGAATATGAAGCACGCAATGATGGGAGCGTCATCCTATATCCTGGTCAGCCTGGTTCAGAGTGGCGAGGTCAAATTGTTTCACGGCTGCAAAACCAAGGACCTAGGCCATATGACCCTGGACCAAGTGCCCGGGTTATACCATGGAAGGCTCGCGGACCTGGACCTTGTCAAGCTCTTAAACTCCCAAACTCCCCATTAACGTGTATAACCTGTGGATAAGTCCCAGTGGTCCTGGGCGCCCGGCGCCCGGTTACTTTCTCAAACTCCCAAACTCCCGCAAAACAGCCATTTATTTTTGATCCGTGGATCCTGTTGCCCGGCGCCCGCGGTACGCAGCTGGCGTTCCAAAGCTCCTAAACTCCCGGAGTTCCGCCATTTTATTTTGGCAGCTGCCTGTGCATCCTGGAGCTGGGCCCGGGCATCCGCCCAGTCCTGACAGGAAAAATAGTTCAAATGAGTTCTTGCTTTGTGGATAAGAAAATGGTATAATACTATTAATTCATTAAGAATTAGAAATGGAGAACTATGGATCAAGATTTAATAAGGGTATTGGAAAAGATTGCCAATAGCCTAGAAGAAAGCAACGACATATTAAATAGAATTGCGAGTCATTATGATGGGGTTGTTCCCGTGATGACACGCAACGCAAATCGAGCAGAAGCACAAGGAAAGGCAATAGACGAGGAGCTCGAGAGAGGATTCGGTCAACAAATAAAAGATATATTTAGACCACAAGAACATTAAACCATAGATTTGGGGAGCTCAAACTCCCCAAACTCCCTTGTGAGTATCCTGTGGATAACCTGTGGATAAGTTCGCCCGGGGCCCGCTGCGGGCGCCGGGAAACTCCGAGATGTCAATCTCTTAAACTCCCGGAAATCCGCCATTTATTTTGGAGCTGGGATTACCCTTCAGGTTACCGGGATCCTGGTTAGCGTTCCGCAAACTCCCAAACTCCCGGAAGTCCGCCATTTTTTGGATGACTTCAGGACA